GCCCCCACAGTAGTAGCAGGACGAGGAATCACTCCACGCCTCGTACTGTAAGTAGCAGAGCTTGCATTCCCAATCGCTAAGCACGCTCATTGCTTCTCCAGCATGCGAGCCAGATTCGCGTCCATCCCGCCGTTGCTCTTGCCGGGCTTCATGTCCCCTGCGCCCTGCTGCATCAGATTCTCCATGGTCTGACCCCGCACGTCCGGTGCGAGAACCATGCGCGAGGAATCAAACCCAGCCAGCTCGAACGCCATGGCATCCAGCTCCGCCATGTTCACGTTCGGATCCATCCCCAGCCCCTGCTTGATCCCGAGCAACTTGGCTAGATCTCGGTCCTTGTCCTCGGGCAGCGTCGAGCGCGCGCGAATCTTCACATCGAACTCGCCCTGGATCATGGACACATCCCGCAGCTCGATAGCCCCCACGATCGGATCCGCGAGCTTCTTCAGTGCCTCGGCGTCTTCCTTGCCCACGATCGGAATGACCATGCCCGGCTGCAGCGTGAAGTCGAGTGCCTGATTGAAGTGGCGAAGGGTCGAGGACCAGAACTCCTCGAAAGCCTCCTCGTTGCGGCCCGCGATGATCTCGGCGCCCTGCTGCACGCCACCCGCCTCGGTCGCCGTCTCGACGTTGATGCGCTGGCCGCGATCCATGTTGGACAGCCCGATCAGCTCACGGATGTCCGTCTTGATCGTGGCCTCGTACCCAAGTAGATCACTGGGGAAGCCGCCGATCTGGATGTTCGCAATCGCGTTGGCCAGCTCTCCGTCTGCCGTCAGGATCTCGAAGAGCCCCAGGCTGCCGCCCTCGATCTTGTCGCGCTCCGCGTCAGAGAATGCGTTTCGGTTCACCACCAGCAAACGCCGAAGGTGCTTGACGAGCTGACTCATCAGCGTGCGCGTCTTGTTCAGCTCGTACTGCTGTGACTCGTACACTGCCGGATACGGGATCGGGATGTTCGAGTCCATCTGCTCGTTGAACATCAGGATGTCGTACGGCAGATCCTCATACTGCAGCGGCCAATCCTCGACAGGCGAGACCTCTAGCTGCGAGCCTGGAGAGAGCGCAAAGCGCTTCCGCTCCTCCTTGTCCCACACCCACCAGACCTCAACAAGATCCGACCAATCATCATCGGCCGCGTTCTGCTGCCCTACGCCTGCAATCTGCGCGCGCTCGCGCGAGACGGTCGCTCTTAGATCATCGCGCGCGATGAGCGAGTCCGTCTCGCGGAAGTTACGCAGCGGAATCAGATCGCGGAAGGCACACCAGCGCGCAGAGCCGTCCGGGTAGAAGTTCTCTGCGTGTGGATCCGCGCGAAAGTCCCAGAATGGGATGCGCTTGATCCACGGGAGGTCTGGCTTGGCAAAGGCGTACAGGTCTAGCATTCGCCCGGACGCCCGGGCATACTTCTCCGCTGGAGGAGTGTACCCATGGCGTACCATTCCCCACGGACCCACCAATGCGTCCCGCAGGGCGTAGTCCATCTGCCGTTTCATCTTCAGCTCGTAGATGCAGTAGGACAGGATGGCCTGACGGATGCGCGCGCTACGCTCCCCCTCCGCGTTCTTGCGCCGCGCACTGACGACCGGGTCTGGGTTGCGCTTGCTGTTGCGCGCCACCAACTGGTTGGTGTTGGCAAACACCATGTTGACGGTGATGAGGTCATCCTCCGAGATCCCCGCCCAGCTCCCGCCGCCCCACTGATCGCCGCGGTACATGTCGATGAACCGGAAGGGGGATCCGCGCACCCCCACGGAGTCGCCCGTCATCCCGTTGCGCTGCCAGAGCCGGTGCGCGGCATCGAGCCGCGTATTCCAACTCCGCCGTTCTTCGGGGGATAGGCCGGCCATCAGAAGAACCGCCCCGCAGGCCAGGCTCCAGTAAGTTGCAGGATTTGGGCGGCATCGAACGACGACATCAGGCCCTTATCCGGTGGCGTCCGCGCGTCTCGCGCCGCCACTGCGCCGCTCCGGCCGCACGCGCCGCGTCCACGGCCAGGTCGATGCGCGGACGCTCAACCTGCCGCCGACCCGTCGGGAGCGCCGTCAGGAAATGCCGAAGCGCATCGTAGAAATGATCCGCTCCGATGTATGCCTCTTCGCCCGGGCGCCCGGGACGCCGCCGCAGGAGACGCAGCTCGTCAATCCCCGCGGTGCAGCTACGGTAGAGGAACAGCTTGGGACGCTGTAGGACCGGGTCATCCGACAAGTAGTCCTGAATCACGAGGCGCCCCGCCTGCCGGTCACGCTGGCGCTTCGAGTCGATCACCAGGCAACGGAGCCCCACGCGGTTGAACTCCGCCCTCACGTTCGGATTCTGCGGGTCACCCGCGGTCCACTCGATCTTGGGGGGTCGGCTCCAGCCAAACTTACCCAGCCAGTAGCCCCGATCAGCCAGCCGCTTCTGGACCTTCTGCGCGAGGTCTGAGGGCGTCAGGCCCCGCTCGTAGATCAGGTCGTAGCAGATCACGGTCCCGTCCTGCCCTACCGCGAAGAACGGCACGGCAGAGGGGTCATCGAAGCCGTGGTCGATGGAGACGTAGTGAGCCGCGGACTCCACCCAGCGCGGCAGAACGTCGAGGACATGAATCGGCTGCCCTGGAAAGTGCGGCTTGGCGCGGAACGGAAGGACACGCCCCTCCATCTGCGTCCAGCGCCCCATGAACTGCTCGGCAAAGCGCGGATCGTGCGACGCCCAACAGCCATCCTCGATCCGGAAGCAGTCGTGCCCGTTCTTCGGGGAAGGCGGCTTCGACATGTCGGTCGCGCCGAGATCTACCCGCACCTCCGGCGTTGCTGACGCGCGCGACTCCGCTGCCCAATGCTCCCGCCAGTACCGCCCCCACTCGTAGGTCGGGTTGCAGGTGCCGTCAAAGTGGAACACCTCGGTCGAGAGATGCGGGTTGTCTGCCGCCATCTCGATCATCGTGCGCAGCCAGTCCGCCTGGATCTTGGGAGTCGTTGGCAGGATCGCGCGCCCGTAGCGCGTCGAAACGTACTTCTCCCAGACCTCCGCAGGCTGGTCCGCCGCCTCGGACATGAGAACCACATCCGCCTGATCCGCCTGGATCGACTCCATGTTCGCCGCCGAACGCACCTCGATGATGGTCTTCACAGGCGTCGCGAGCAGATCGTTCCCAAAATCCATCTCGATGCGCATGTGGCCCTGGTCGGGCGAGTTCTGCGCCTTCGCCAGAGAGTAGAACGTCATTCCATACCGGATACGGCGCTCGACGAGAATCTCCCAGAGGTAGTCGAACTCCTTGGCGAGCTGGTACTTCGGCGCAACGATCCAGATGCGCTTGCTGTTCACCGGCCAAGCACGATCCGTGAGCGGGTCGTGCAACATGCTCGGAAAACAGTCGGGAAGTAGGTCATGCACGCCTGCGAAAGACTTGCTCGTGCGCGCGGGAGAACAGACGATCTTGATCTTCGCTGTAGACTGGTGGAAGCGAACCACTTCGGGCGTGCGCGGCTTATACCCCACCATCTCGAAGAGCACGGCGGGCTCAAAGGCGACATGCGCGAGGGGCGCTCTTGCCACGGGATTAGGACTTACCTCCGCAGATCAGAATCAGGTTGCCTGATCGCGCCGGACCTGCGTCAGTCGAAAAAGTTACGGTCTTGGTTGTCGTGTTCAGACCGACACCTACGTAGTCTGCCACTGTGTTCGCTTGCCAAGCCACTGTAATCGGATTCATTCCCTTAGGGGCTGACCAGCTATCGCTCGCTGCTCCTGATGTGGTGAATGGAAGCACGAGGATCTGTCCGCCATGGCGGAACTGCTGTCCGTACACCGTATCAGCCACAACCGGGGAAGGTACGATCGCCCCCATTATGACTTTCCTCCACAGATCAAGATGAGGTTTCCCGTCGTTATACCTAACACTGATTCCGTGAACGTCACAAGTGCGTTGGCATCCATAGTCACTGCAAGAGGGTCAGAACCATTCCACGCAACAGCGACCGGGTTTATTCCGCTCGGCGCTTGCCATGTGTCGGCGCCACTTCCGGTGGTCGAAAAATTCAGCACTAGAATCTGGCCTCCAGCCCGAAACGCCTGCCCGAAAGCTGTGTCCGGGTTGATCGTGCCTGGTGCGATGACTGCCACTTCACACTCCTAGACTGAAAAGTCAGGAGCGTCAAGATTTTGACGCTCCGGGGTAACGTCGATGACTTCGGGGTCGGGATCGACCGAGACCTCGATCTTGAGCTTGCCGCGAAGGCGCGACATCTGCGTCGTGATGGCGGAAAGTGCGTCGCGGGGGTCGGTGCCTTTGGCACGGTCCCACTGCTCGATGCGCGCGACGGAGTTGATCGCGCTGTCCTTGACGCGGTTCAACGTTTGGTCGGTCATCGCGGCGGGATCGTCCTGCAGGCGGTAGAGCAGCTCGATCTGGGCAGCTTCCGCGATCGTCTTCTCCGCGGTGAGCATGGGCCGTTCCTTGGTCACTTCAGCCAGATGCTTGAGCGCCTTTTTCAGGCGCAGATGAGCGGTTTCCCGACGTCGCTCTTGCTTGAACTTCTCGTCGGACGCCGCGCGTCGGCGCTCACCCACCGGACCCGGTATGTCCACCAAGGCAGTCCTCCTGCTCGGGACGAGCGAGTCAGGGTCTCCGGGGTGGCGCTTCAGTCGCTTGAGAATGTGTGAATCCTGCTTCCGCTGGTGCGAGCGCGCCCCCATGGGAAAGAACCGTACCACACTGTGGATTTCTTTCCAACCAGCGATCGGACCCCCCACATTTTGGCGGGAGCGGGTCTGATGGCACCGTCGATACCCGGCACCCCCCGACGG